GGATTGTTTCCGTCTTATTGGTCGTCCTGTTTGCGCCACTGATCTCATCGATATAACTCGTGAGGAAGCAGAAGCTTCCGCGCAAAATTATGTCGGCGAAGATCGGCCTTGCGACGAAGATACAAAACTGTGGTTTAGCGGGGATTACAAAGCGTCGACCGACGCGATTTCCGCTAGACTCTCATCGTCTATCCTCAATAGATTGATGATCGATCTGCCGGAGGCAGGTCAGGAGATCTATAGAGCTGTTTTAGCACCGCATAAAATTAGCTACCCTGCCGTCGAAGTTGAAATCGACGGCGAAGTTTTTAATATAAAGCTTGATGACGTCATTCAGAAGAACGGACAATTGATGGGATCCATCCTGTCTTTTCCGATTTTATGTCTGGCCAATCTCGGGCTTTATCTTGCGGCGCGTCTCGGCGACGAGGTTAATGATCCAAAATTGATGACTGCCAAACAGGCGGTCAAGGACGCCAAGCGTCTACGAAGGTTGGTTTGGGCCGCTCTTAGGAGCGTCCTGATCAATGGCGACGATATCTTATATCGTGCTACGAAAAAAGAGTTCGAACGACACTGCCAACTAGGCGGCGAAGTTGGACTCGAGATGAGCGTTGGTAAAACGTACTTCCACGAGAGGTACGCCAACATCAACTCCGTATCCTACGACTACGACGTCTTGAATGACACGCCACGAATGGTGGGTTATTTCAACGTCGGGTTGTTCTTCGGTCAACATAAGGTCATGGGCCGCGTCGGCGATACTGACGAGGACGAAGAGATGGAGGAAGATATCAGCGGGATCCCGCTGACAAGTGTTATCAACACTCTTCTGGCGGACTGCCGGAAGGGCCGCGGATCGCGGAAAAATGTTTTGGTTGCATATCTTGCTTTACACAAAAAGGAACTGGCGAAAGAACAGAAGGGCAGATCACTCTTCTTACCGAGGTATTATGGGGGCATGGGGATCCAAGCCCCTCCTAAGTTCAAGGTTAAAATAACGCCAAGTCAGTTCTTATACGCAAACGCGGTTTCTATGTTGGAAACCGGGGATCACATGAGTTCGGAGCGACCGTACGTACGACCGATTTTCCAGTCGGCGGACGAGGTTAACGAACCGTGGGATTCCTCCGTGGTAACCAGCTCGATGAAGCGCCTTAGGGTGCGAGTCGGGCGAGAGGATCGCCTAGTACAAAAGTACTTTTACCCGAAGCCTGCCGATAAGCCCAGATTGGGGATAAATTGGCACTTCTGGATAGAGGCGAAACTGCACGGACGCCGGAACGCGCAGCCGGGGTCGCGCGAGGTGCAACGAGCGCGTGAGAAACGCAAAATTGTGCCGGGGATCGACGAAGTCGACAGCTTGAAATTCGCTAAGAGCGTCAAACTTGCTAAGGCTAAGAAGGTCCTTTTGGAAAATGTCGTCGGCATGCTGAATAAATCAAAACAGCAGGCCGAGAGCGCAGCCGAGCGTCGTAACCAAGAGCGTTTACGAGCACGGAATGCGGCTTTGGTCAAAGCGTACGTGAGCTCATGCTTGTACGAATTCTTTGACCTCGACTAAAGTGGACATGGCCATGGGGGATGGCCAAAACTGGGGATCGGGTGTGAGCAACCAGATCGAAAACTGCGAAACCACGTAGGAAGTAGAATCTGAGCACTCGGTCTATCAACCGGAGAACTCCGTCGGACGACGTTAAACCATGGGGTTTCCCGCCTCACCACCCAAAACGGTGGCCTTTGCACACAGGCCTTAATACTTCCGTACTAAGGACTTAGGTCCGGAACGTCGAACGACTGCACGGGTGGCCTTGGGCCCACGCCAGCGCCCGTTACTGCTTGTTATCATTCAGTGACATAGGTGCGCAACGCACGCCATCGAGGAGCGGGAAATGTACAGTCTCGGCCTTGCGACCGGGATCCCATGCCTCGCACGAAGAACAACAAGG